GATTTAACTTTTGACACAGATCAATTAATTAACAAAATCGGAACTATTGTACTTAAAAATAAATTTAACGAGGAACAAGGCAAGTATTTTGTAAGACTCTCATATGTAAAAGTTTGGAATAAAGACGATGAAGTAGTTAATAAACCAGAACCTAAAACTGATGAGATGAAACAAAAAGAACAGCAAGCAAATGGGAAACAGACGCCAATGAGTCAACAATCAAACCCATTTGCTAATGCTAATGGTCCTATAGAAATCTCTGACGATGATTTACCGTTCTAGGACGTGGTTTAAATGCAATACATTACAAGATACCAGAAAGACAATGACGGTACTTATTCCGTCGTTGCTACTGGTGTTGAACTTGAACAAAGTCACATTGACTTACTAGAAAACAGATATCCACTAAAAGCAGAAGTAGAGGTTCCGGACAATAAAAAACTATCTATAGAACAACGCAAAAAAAAATTCGCAATGTGTAGAGATATAGAACTTCACTGGGGCGAACCAGTAGAATCAACTAGAAAATTATTACAAACAGAATTGGAAATTATGAAAGGTTATGAAGAAATCAGTCTGCGCGACTGTTCTATGAAAGTTGCAAGGGAGTTAATAGAACTGATTATAGCGTTTATGTTTCATCATCAAATACCTATGAGTTTAGAAACGAGTAAGTTGTTAAGCGAAGATAAAGCGTTATTATATTGGGCTACAATCAACCGCAACTGTGTAATTTGTGGAAAGCCTCACGCAGACCTAGCGCATTATGAAGCAGTCGGCAGAGGAATGAACAGAAACAAAATGAATCACTACAACAAACATGTATTAGCGTTATGTCGCGAACATCATAACCAGCAACATGCGATTGGCGTTAAGTCGTTTGATGATAAATATCACTTGCATGACTCGTGGATAAAAGTTGATGAGAGGCTCAATAAAATGCTGAAAGGAGAGAAAAAGGAATGAATAGACTAAGAATAATAAAAATAGCACTCCTAATCGTCATCTTGGCGGAAGAGATTAGAAGCGCTAAAAAAATTAAAAAATTTACCCCTGAGGATTCTAAAGGTTTTCCTGATATAACAAAAGATTCAATAAAAGAACCTAAATAAAAATATTATGGTTGATAAAATCCCATTGTTCTTTTGTTAACCACCCTTGTTTGTTATTGACTATTTCTGTAACAAACAGCTTATCTCCAGAATCGAGATAAGGTTTCAACTTTTCTATCATTTCTGAAGTTGATAAAGAAGAACGGAATAAAAATGAAGATTTCCAATAATTGCAATGACCATTAGAAATTTCCTTTTTTATAACATTTCTCAATTCCTCATATTTTTGTCCGGGTGAGTTTAAATCATATGTTAACATATAAGGTTTTTCCATATTTTATTCACCCCCAATCTAACGCAGTAGCGATAACAAAATTATACCAGAAAGGAGATAACGAAATGGCAACATTTAGAGTTTACAAAGAATCAGGTAACTTTGTCACAGTACACAAAGATTTTATACATGATTCTAATATAAGTTGGAAGGCTAAAGGTATTCTACTTTATTTGTTAAGTCGACCTGATAACTGGCAAATTTACGAAACAGAACTAGAGCAACATTCAACTGATGGACTTAGCGGTTTAAAGAGTGGAATCAAGGAACTGGAAGAAATTGGATACATTCAACGTAGTAGAAAACGTGATAAAAGTGGTAGGTTAAATGGTTATGAGTACTTAGTATATGAGCAACCGCACCACATTCGATTTTCCAACGTTGGAAAAACCGTTAACGGTAAAACCAACAATGGAAAAACCGTTAATGGTAAATCGCATACTACTAATAATAATAGTACTAATAATGATTTAACTAATAATAACAATACTAATAATGAAGGAAGTATATTGTCGGGCAACCCGACGGTGTCTTCCATTCCCTATAAAGAAATTATCGAATACTTAAATAAAAAAGCAGGAAAGCATTTTAAACATAATACAGCTAAAACAAAAGATTTTATTAAAGCAAGATGGAATCAAGATTTTAGGTTGGAGGATTTTAAAAAGGTGATTGATATCAAAACAGCTGAATGGTTAAACACGGATAGCGATAAATACCTTAGACCAGAAACACTTTTTGGCAGTAAATTTGAGGGGTACCTCAATCAAAAAATACAACCAACTGGCACGAATCAATTGGAACGCATGAAGTACGACGAAAGTTATTGGGATTAGGGGGATATTATGAAACCACTATTCAGCGAAAAGATAAACGAAAGCTTGAAAAAATATCAACCTACTCATGTCGAAAAAGGATTGAAATGTGAGAGATGTGGAAGTGAATACGACTTATATAAGTTTGCTCCTACTAAAAAACACCCGAATGGTTACGAGTATAAAGACGGTTGCAAATGTGAAATCTATGAGGAATATAAGCGAAACAAGCAACGGAAGATAAACAACATATTCAATCAATCAAACGTTAATCCGTCTTTAAGAGATGCAACAGTCAAAAACTACAAGCCACAAAATGAAAAACAAGTACACGCTAAACAAACAGCAATAGAGTACGTTCAAGGCTTCTCTACAAAAGAGCCAAAATCATTAATATTGCAAGGTTCATACGGAACTGGTAAAAGCCACCTAGCATACGCTATCGCAAAAGCAGTTAAAGCTAAAGGGCATACGGTTGCTTTTATGCACATACCAATGTTGATGGATCGTATCAAAGCGACATACAACAAAAATGCAGTAGAGACTACAGACGAGCTAGTCAGATTGCTAAGTGATATTGATTTACTTGTACTAGATGATATGGGTGTAGAAAACACAGAGCACACTTTAAATAAACTTTTCAGCATTGTTGATAACAGAGTAGGTAAAAACAACATCTTTACAACTAACTTTAGTGATAAAGAACTAAATCAAAATATGAACTGGCAACGTATCAATTCAAGAATGAAACACAATGCAAGAAAAGTAAGAGTAATCGGAGACGATTTCAGGGAGCGAGACGCATGGTAACCAAAGAATTTTTGAAAATTAAACTTGAGTGTTCAGATATGTACGCTCAGAAACTCATAGACGAGGCACAGGGCGATGAAAATAAGTTATATGACCTATTTATCCAAAAACTTGCAGAACGTCATACACGCCCCGCTATCGTCGAATATTAAGGAGTGTTAAAAATGCCGAAAGAAAAATATTACTTATACCGAGAAGATGGCACAGAAGATATTAAGGTCATCAAGTATAAAGAGAATGAGAATGAAGTTTATTCGCTCACAGGAGCCCATTTCAGCGACGAAAAGAAAATTATGACTGATAGTGACCTAAAACGATTTAAAGGCGCTCACGGACTTCTATATGAGCAAGAGCTAGGATTACAAGTAACGATATTTGATATTTAGAGGTGGCACATGGAAATAGAAATTAAATTTAACGAAACGTTTGAAGCACCTATGGGCTCGCCTCGTCCACGCTTTCGTAATACAGGTAGATTTGTTCAAACTTACATGCCTACGTCTTATACAAAGCATAAAGCGTATATACAAGGGCAAATGCCTAAGTTAAATCTAGAGCATGCACTAAAAATCGAATTAGACTTTTACTTTCCATTGCTTAAATCGTGGTCGAAGAAAAAGAAAAACGAAATGGTTGGACAATATAAAGTGACTAAGCCGGATATCGATAACTTAATTAAAACGGTATTAGATGCTTGTAATGGTCATGTATGGAAAGACGATAACCAAATTACAGAAATAACTAGCTCAAAGCGTTATGGACTAGAACCCAAAATAATCATGCGAGTTGAGGAAGTGATCTAATGCAACAACAAGCATATATAAACGCAACGATTGATATAAGGATACCTACAGAAGTTGAATATCAGCATTTTGATGATGTGGATAAAGAAAAAGAAACGCTGGCAGATTACTTATATAACAATCCTGACGAAATACTAGAGTATGACAATCTAAAAATTAGAAATGTAAATGTAGAGGTGGAATAAATGGCGAAAACAGCAAGAATTGTAAGGATACACGATAAACCTTATAGGTTCAGTAAATTTGAAATGGAATTAATAGAAAGTCACGGTATAACCGCTGGAATGGTTTCTAAGAGAGTAAAAGACGGTTGGGAACTACATGAAGCAATGGACGCACCAGAAGGTACGCGTTTAAGCGAGTACAGAGAAAAGAAAACAATAGAAAGACTGGAACAAGCTAGACTCGAACGCAAATTGGAAAGAAAGCGAAAGAGAGAGGCTGAGCTAAGAAGAAAGAAGCCACACTTGTTTAATGTACCTCAGAAACATCCAAGAGGACGTTATGCGTGCTACCTGATGGAAAACGACATATTCGTGAAAGTTAAGAAGTAGATCATGACAGATAACGCACGCAAAGAATACCTAAATCAATTCTTTGGATCTAAGAGATATCTGTATCAGGATAACGAACGAGTGGCACATATCCATGTAGTAAACGGCACTTATTACTTTCACGGGCATATCGTACCAGGTTGGCAAGGCGTTAAAAAGACATTTGATACACCTGAAGAGCTTGAAACATATATAAAACAACATGGTTTGGAATATGAGGAACAGAAGCAACTAACTTTATTTTAGAGGAGATGGAAATAATGAAAATCAAAGTTAAAAAAGAAATGAGATTAGATGAATTAATTAAATGGGCTCGAAGTAATCCGGAGTTATCAAAGGGCAAAAATTTTTTTACAACAGGTAACGGCGATGGCATCGTTCGTTTTCAAAAGGACACAAATGAGTGTACGACATCAGTCTGTGTGCCACTTGATGCTCCTTTCGAAGTCGAAGTGGAAGAGGAAATCACAGAAGAGACTAAGTTTGATAGGTTGTTTGAAGTATTCGAGGTCTCAGAAGGAGAATATAGTCCTACATCAAATAGGAATACTAGTATAAACGAAAGTTTAAATGACGACAGATGTTTCCCTATCAAAGCGTTCTATATCTTAAACGACGACCTAAATATGACGTTAATCTGGAAAGATGGGGAGTTGATTAAATAATGGAACACGGTTCAAAAGAATATTACGAAAAGCAAAGTGAATACTGGTTTGATGAAGCAAGCAAGTTTTTGAAGCAACGTGATGAGCTTATTGGAGATATAGCTAAGTTAAGAGAGCGCAACAAAGAGCTGGAGAAGAAAGCAAGTGCATGGGATAGGTATTGCAAGAGCGTTGAAAAAGATTTAATAAACGAATTTGGCAAAGATGGTGAAAGAGTTAAATTTGGAATGGAATTAAACAATAAAACTTTTATGGAGGAAGACACTAATGAATAACCGTGAACAAATAGAACAATCCGTTATAAGTGCTAGTGCGTATAACGGCAATGACACAGAGGGATTGCTAAAAGAGATTGAGGACGTGTATAAGAAAGCACAAGCGTTTGATGAAATACTTGAGGGTTTACCTAATGCTATGCAAGATGCACTCAAAGAAGATATTTATCTTGATGAAGCAGTAGGGATTATGACGAGTCAAGTTGTCTATAAATATGAGGAGGAACAGGAAAATGACTAACACATTACAAGTAAAACTATTATCAGAAAATGCTAGAATGCCCGAACGAAATCATAAGACGGATGCAGGTTATGACATATTCTCAGCTGAAACTGTCGTACTTGAGCCACAAGAAAAGGCAGTGATTAAAACAGATGTAGCTGTGAGCATTCCAGAGGGCTATGTCGGGCTATTGACTAGCCGTAGTGGTGTAAGTAGTAAAACACATTTAGTGATTGAAACAGGCAAAATTGACGCCGGCTATCAAGGTAATCTAGGGATTAATATTAAGAATGACGCTATTGCATCGAATGGTTATATCACACCAGGTGTTTTTGATATTAAAGGAGAAATCGATTTGAGTGACGGCATAAGACAATACGGAACTTATCAAATCAACGAAGGAGACAAACTAGCTCAATTGGTTATCGTGCCTATATGGACACCTGAACTAAAGCAAGTGGAGGAATTCGAGAGTGTTTCAGAACGTGGAGCAAAAGGCTTCGGAAGTAGCGGAGTGTAAAGACATATTAGATCGAGTCAAGGAGGTTTTGGGGAAGTGAGTGACATGTTAGAAATATTTTTCATAGGGTTTGGTGTTTATCTATTTTGTCGCATAGGTATTATTTTTCTCAAGAGTAAAAAGACTATACACACAAACCTATATGAAATGTTGTTGATTGCTACTATCTTTGTGACATCTACATTTGCTGATAAACATCAAAAGACGCATATCTTAATAGCATTTTTAGTAATGTTTTTTATGAGTAAGCTCAAACAAGTTCAAGGGAGCTATGAGGAATGACACAATACCTAGTCACAACATTTAAAGATTCAACAGGACGTAAGCATACACACATAACTAAAGCTAAGAGCAATCAAAGGTTTACAGTTGTTGATGCGGAGAGTAAAGAAGAAGCGAAAGAGAAGTACGAGGCACAAGTTAAAAGAAATGCAGTTATTAAATTAGGGCAGTTGTTTGAAAATATAAGGGAGTGTGGGAAATGACTAAACAAATACTAAGATTATTATTCTTACTAGCGATGTATGAGCTAGGCAAGTATGTAACTGAGCAAGTATATATTATGATGACGGCTAATGATGATGCAGAGGCGCCGAGTGACTTCGCAAAGTTGAGCGATCAGTCTGATTTGATGAGGGCGGAGGTGTCAGAGTAGATGTATAGCAAAGAGTCAATAGTTAATATGATAGGCACACATAAAATGAAGTGTAATGTGTTAGCTGATGTAATACCGGAATATGATAGCAATTCAATCGCACAATATGGCATACAAGCAACGTTACCAAAACCACAAGGGGAAAACTCAAGTAAGGTTGAAGACGTTGTTGTGAGGCTTGAGAGAGCAAATAAAAGGTATGCGCAGATGTTAAAAGAGGTTGAGTTTATAAATCAATCACAACAGAGATTAGGGCACGTTGACTTTTGTTTCTTAGAGTTATTGAAGAAAGGTTATAACAGGGACACAATTATCAAGAAGATGCCTAACTCTAAATTGAATAGAAACAACTTCTTAGCACGCCGTGATGAGTTGGCAGAAAAGATTTATCTACTACAGTGACGAAAATGACAAAAATGACAGAAATGACGAAAATGACACTATTTTTAAACTGTGAATTAATTTTATATAATTGACTTGTAAGAATTATCTTAAGACGTGGGGTAATAGCCACATTAGATGTTCTCATCGATGTGATTGAGAAGTGACAAACATATAAAAATTGATATGTTACGCTATTAATCACTTACTACCTGCCTATATGGTGGGTAGTTTAATTCTTGCATTTTGAGTCATAACTATTTTCCTCCTTTCACATTTATTGAACGTAGCTCCTGCACAAGATGTAGGGGCATTTTTGTATTTAAATAACTAGAGTAATTAACGTAAAGGCGTGTGATACAGTGAAAACAATTGATTAAATTAACACCGAAGCAAGAAAAGTTTGTGCTAGGACTCATAGAGGGCAAGAGCCAACGAAAAGCATACATTGACGCAGGGTATTCGACTAAAAATAAAGGTGAAGCATATATTGATATGCAAGCAAGTAGAATAGCGAAAAACGATAAGGTTATGTCAAGGTACGAAGAATTGCGTCAAGAAGTAGCTGAAGAATCTAAATGGACACGCCAAAAGGCTTTTGAAGAATATGAGTGGCTAAAGAATGTAGCTAAGAATGACATTGAAATAGAGGGAGTGAAGAAAGCGACAGCTGATGCATTCCTCGCTAGTTTGGACGGCATGAATAGAATGACGTTAGGCAATGAAGTTTTAGCTAACAAGAAAATAGAAACTGAAATTAAGATGCTTGAGAAGAAGATTGAACAAATAGATAAAGGTGACAGTGGAACAGAAGATAAAATCAAACAACTTCACGATGCAATAACGGAAGTGATCGTCAATGAATAAACTTAAATCTTTATATACGGACAAACAAATTGAAATATTGAAGCAAACGCAAAAACAAGATTGGTTTATGTTAATTAATCACGGAGCAAAGCGTACAGGTAAAACAATATTAAACAATGACTTATTTTTACGTGAGTTAATGCGTGTGCGAAAGATAGCAGACGAAGAAGGAATTGAGACACCTCAATATATACTTGCTGGTGCAACATTAGGTACGATTCAAAAAAACGTACTAATAGAGTTAACTAACAAATATGGCATTGAGTTTAATTTTGATAAATATAATTCATTCATGTTATTTGGCGTTCAAGTGGTTCAGACAGGTCACAGTAAAGTAAGTGGTATAGGAGCTATACGTGGTATGACATCGTTTGGTGCATATATCAATGAAGCGTCGTTAGCGCATGAAGAGGTGTTTGACGAGATTAAGTCACGTTGTAGTGGAACTGGTGCAAGAATATTGGTAGATACCAACCCTGACCATCCCGAGCATTGGTTGTTGAAAGATTATATTGAAAATACAGATCCTAAAGCAGGTATACTGAGTCACCAATTTAAGCTCGATGACAATAACTTTCTTAATGATAGATATAAAGAGTCTATTAAGGCTTCAACACCATCAGGTATGTTCTATGAACGTAATATCAACGGTATGTGGGTGTCTGGTGACGGTGTAGTATATGCCGACTTTGATTTGAATGAGAATACGATTAAAGCAGATGAACTGGACGACATACCTATCAAAGAATACTTTGCTGGTGTCGACTGGGGTTACGAGCACTATGGATCTATAGTGTTAATAGGACGAGGTATAGATGGTAACTTTTATTTTATTGAGGAGCACGCACACCAATTTAAGTTTATTGATGATTGGGTGGTTATTGCAAAAGATATTGTAAGTAGATATGGCAATATTAATTTTTACTGCGATACTGCACGACCTGAATACATCACTGAATTTAGAAGACATAGATTACGTGCAATTAACGCTGATAAAAGTAAACTATCGGGTGTAGAGGAAGTTGCTAAGTTGTTCAAACAAAACAAGTTACTTGTTCTTTATGATAATATGGATAGGTTTAAGCAAGAGGTATTTAAATATGTTTGGCACCCTACAAACGGAGAGCCTATAAAAGAATTTGATGACGTGTTGGACTCGTTAAGATATGCCATATACACACATACTAAACCTGAACGATTAAGGAGGGGGAAATGACATTGTATAAGTTAATAGATGATATTGAAGCACAAGGAATATTGCCTAAGCATATTGAGGCTCTAATAGAGTCACATAAAGACGATAGAGAGAGAATGGTTAATCTCTATAATAGATACAAGACACATATTGACTATGTACCAATATTCAAACGTCGACCAATTGAAGAAAAAGAAGATTTTGAAACTGGTGGAAATGTAAGGCGATTAGACGTGTCTGTTAATAACAAACTTAACAACTCTTTTGACAGCGAAATTGTTGATACACGTGTTGGTTATTTACATGGTGTTCCTGTTACTTATGATTTAGATGAAAACGCAGAAAAAAACGAAAAGTTGAAAAAGTTTATAACCAACTTTGCCATTAGAAACAGTGTTGATGATGAGGATTCTGAAATAGGTAAAATGGCAGCAATTTGCGGATATGGTGCTAGGTTAGCATATATTGATACGAATGGTGATATTAGGATTAAGAATATAAATCCCTATAATGTTATTTTTGTTGGCGACAATATTTTAGAACCTACGTACTCGTTGCGCTACTTTTATGAAAAAGATGATGATAATGGCACTGATTATGTGTACGCAGAGTTTTACGATGATACTTATTATTATGTATTTCGAGGAGAAGGTATTGGCGCTTTGCAAGAAGTTGGACGATATGAACATTTATTTGATTACAATCCATTGTTTGGTGTACCTAACAACAAAGAGATGATAGGAGATGCTGAAAAAGTTATTCACTTAATTGACGCATATGATTTAACAATGAGCGATGCATCAAGTGAGATTAGTCAGACACGTTTAGCATACCTTGTGTTACGCGGTATGGGTATGAGCGAAGAAATGATTCAAGAAACACAAAAGAGTGGCGCATTTGAGTTGTTCGACAAAGATATGGACGTTAAATACTTAACAAAAGATGTAAATGACACAATGATTGAGAACCATTTAGATCGAATCGAAAAGAATATCATGCGTTTTGCAAAGTCAGTAAACTTTAATTCTGACGAGTTTAATGGAAATGTACCTATCATTGGAATGAAACTTAAGCTTATGGCTTTAGAGAACAAGTGTATGACGTTTGAGCGTAAGATGACAGCTATGTTGAGGTATCAATTCAAAGTTATTTTATCTGCATTAAAGCGTAAAGGGTACAACTTAAATGATGATAGTTATTTAAATCTGATATTTAAGTTCACTCGAAACATTCCAGTTAATAAGTTAGAAGAATCACAAGTGCTAATTAACCTTAAAGGGCAAGTTTCAGAACGAACAAGGTTGGGACAATCACAACTAGTTGATGATGTTGATTACGAATTAGACGAAATGGAAAAAGAAAGTCTTGAATTTAATGACAAATTACCTGACATATATGAAGGTGACGCAAATGACAAATCCCAAAATAACCAATCAGAATGATATTGATGAGTATATCGAGGGTTTAATCTCTAAAGCAGAAAAACCAATAGAACAACTATTTGCTAAGCGACTTAAAGAGATCAAACAAATCATCGCAGATATGTTTGAAAAGTATCAAAGTGATGATGTGTATGTTACATGGACTGAATTCAATAAATACAACAGGCTCAATAAGGAGTTAACTCGTATAGGTACAATGTTGACTGATGACTATAGGCAAGTAGCTAAGATGATTCAGAAGTCACAAGAAGATGCTTATATAGAAAAATTCCTTATGAGCCTTTATTTATATGAAATGGCGAGTCAAACATCTATGCAGTTTGATGTTCCGAGTAAAGAGGTAATCAAATCAGCTATTGAACAACCTATTGAGTTCATTCGTTTAATGCCAACACTACAAAAACATCGTGATGAAGTATTGAAAAAGATACGTATGCACATTACACAAGGTATTATGAGTGGAGAGGGTTACTCTAAGATAGCAAAAGCAATACGCGATGATATCGGCATGTCTAAAGCTCAATCATTGCGTGTGGCTCGTACAGAAGCAGGTAGAGCAATGTCACAAGCTGGACTTGATAGTGCAATGGTTGCTAAAGATAATGGGTTGAAGATGAAGAAACGTTGGCATACTACCAAAGATACACGTACACGCGATACTCATCGCCATTTAGATGGTGAATCTGTAGAAATAGACCAAAACTTTCAATCAAGTGGGTGCGTTGGACAAGCGCCAAAGCTATTTATCGGTGTTAACAGTGCGAAAGAAAATATCAACTGTCGTTGTAAATTACTTTATTACATTGATGAGGATGAATTACCCACTGTGATGAGAGTGCGTAATGATAATAGTGAAAATGAAGTTATACCATTCATGAATTATCGTGAGTGGGAAAAACACAAGAGGAAAAAGAAATAATGCACCTATCGACCTTAGCATGTCGTTAAACTGCTTTTTATTATGCACTTTTCGGACTGTTAGGGTACGCGAAGGGCAAAAAGGAGTTTTGATATATGAATATCGAAGAAGTTAAGTCTTTTTTTGAAGAACACAAAGACGATAAAGAAGTAAAAGATTATCTAAACGGACTTAAGACGGTGTCTGTTGATGACGTTAAAGGCTTTTTAGATACAGAAGAAGGTAAACGATTCATTCAACCTGAATTAGATCGTTATCATTCGAAAGGATTAGAATCATGGAAAGAGAAAAATCTTGAGAATTTAATCGAACAAGAAGTACAGAAGCGTAATCCTGAGCAATCAGAAGAACAAAAACGTATTAGCGCTCTTGAAAAAGAGTTAGAAAAACGCGACGCAGAGGCAAAACGTGAGAAGTTAAGAAGTAACGCGCTAGGTAAAGCGCAGCAACTAAATTTACCAACATCCTTAGTTGATAGATTTTTAGGCGATTCTGATGAAGATACTGAGCAAAACTTAAAAGCTTTAAAAGAAACATTTGACAAGTATGTTCAAGAAGGTGTTGAGTCTAAATTTAAATCGAGTGGAAGAGATGTTAAAGAATCACAAAATCAAGATTTAGACCCTTCAAATGTAAAGTCCATTGAAGAAATGGCGAAAGAAATCAATATTAGAAAATAAAGTGAGGTAATAAAATATGGCAACTCCAACATACACGCCAGGCAATGTTATTTTATCGGATTTTAAAAACGGCGTTATTCCAGCAGAACAAGGTACTTTAATCATGAAAGACATTATGGCTAATTCAGCAATTATGAAATTAGCTAAAAATGAGCCAATGACAGCACAAAAGAAAAAATTTACTTACTTAGCTAAAGGTGTAGGTGCTTACTGGGTATCAGAAACGGAACGTATTCAAACTTCTAAGCCTGAATATGCACAAGCAGAAATGGAAGCTAAGAAAATTGGTGTAATTATTCCGTTATCAAAAGAGTTTCTTAAATGGACTGCAAAAGATTTCTTTAATGAGGTTAAACCTCTAATTGCAGAGGCATTTTACAAAGCGTTTGACCAAGCTGTTATCTTTGGTACTAAATCACCTTACAACACTTCAACTAGTGGTAAACCGCTTGTTGAAGGCGCAGAAGAGAAAGGTAACGTTGTTACAGATACTAATAATTTATACGTAGACCTTTCGGCATTAATGGCTACTATTGAAGATGAAGAGTTAGATCCAAACGGAGTATTAACTACACGTTCATTCAGAAGTAAAATGCGTAATGCTTTAGATGCTAATGACAGACCATTATTTGATGCTAACGGGAACGAGATTATGGGATTACCACTATCTTATACTGGAGCGGATGTATACGACAAAAAGAAATCGTTAGCACTAATGGGTGATTGGGATTACGCACGTTACGGTATCTTACAAGGTATTGAGTATGCAATTTCTGAAGATGCCACGTTAACGACGTTACAAGCATCAGATGCTTCTGGCCAACCAGTATCATTATTTGAACGTGATATGTTCGCTTTACGTGCGACGATGCATATTGCATACATGAACGTTAAACCAGAAGCGTTCGCAACGCTTAAACCAACTGAATAGGAGGAGATATGATGGCTAATCCTGCAGAAGAGATTAAGGTAAAAAAAGACAATATGACTATTACTGTTACAAAGAAGGCATTTCACTCTTATTACAGTCTTGTCGGTTACAAAGAGGTTAAATCACGCCGTACTACGTCTGATAAGAGCGAGTGATAAAAATGACTCTTTATGAAGATGTTAAACTTTTACTCAAGAAAAATGGAGTGGAAGTTAAAAGTGATGAAGAAGAAATATTTAAGATGGAAGTTGACGGAATACTAGAAGATGTTAGGGATATAACAAACAATGATTTTATGAAAGATGGTCAAGTCATTTATCCTTACTCAATCAAAAAGTATGTCGCAGACGTCCTAGAGTATCATCAACGACCTGAAGTTAAAAAGAATTTAAAGTCAAGAAGTATGGGGACAGTGTCGTACACTTATAACGATGGTGTCCCTGATTACATTAGTGGAGTATTAAACAGGTATAAACGAGCAAAGTTTCATCCGTTTAAACCAATAAGGTAGAGGTGTTGTTTGTGTTTAACCCATACGACGAATTCCCTCACACTATTTCTATTGGAAGTATCAAAAAAGTAGGAGAGTATCCAATTATACAAGAGCGCTTTGTAAGCGATAAAACAATTAAAGGATTTATGGATACGCCTACTACATCTGAACAACTAAAATTTCATCAAATGTCACAAGAATATGACAGAAACCTATATGTACCTTATGACTTGCCAATATCTAAAAACAATTTATTTGAGTATGAGGGTAGAATCTTTAGTATTGAAGGTGATTCTGTAGATCAGGGCGGACAACATGAAATTAAGTTACTACGACTTAAGCAGGTGCCATATGGCAAAAGTTAAGTACGGTGCTGATAGCATGGTTGTTGAATTGGATAAGTTCGATAAGAAAATAGAAGAGTGGGTTAAAAAAGGTATCGCTAAAACAACGATGAAGATATATAACACTGCTGTAGCATTAGCTCCTGCTGACTTAGGATTTTTGAAAGAAAGTATAGACTTTCGATTTGAGAACAACGGTCTAACAGGAGTTATCAATGTAGGTGCAGAATATAGTGTTTATGTTGAGTACGGCACAGGTATTTATGCCACTAAAGGTAGTCGCGCTAAAAAGATACCGTGGAGTTATAAAGGCGCTAACGGTAAATGGCATACTACTAAAGGACAAGCGCCACAGCCGTTTTGGAACCCTGCAATTGACGCAGGACGCAAGACATTCGAGCAGTATTTTTCATAGAGGTGGTTAAATATGTGGGTATCAGTTGAACCTGAACTTACAAATCAAATATATAAAAGATTAATCTCAGACCCTAACATTAACAAAATAGTTGGTGATAGGGTCTTTGACGTTGTTCAAGATGACGCTGTTTACCCATATATTGTTGTGGGTGAATCAAACGTCACTAACAACGAATCTAGTGCAACAATGAGAGAAACAGTTGGTATTGTCATACATGTGTATTCACAGTTCGCTACACAATACGAAGCTAAGCTCATTTTAAGCGCAATAGGCTATGTGCTAAACAGGACTATAGAGATAGAAAATTACGAATTCCAATATAGCCGTATCGATAGTCAAGCAGTATTCCCTGATATAGACAGGTTTACTAAGCATGGCACGATACGACTTTTATTTAAGTACAGACATAAAAAGAAAAACGAAGGAGTGTATTAAATGGCGCAAAAAAACTATTTAGCAGTTGTACGTCCAGCTGAAACTGATTTAGATCCAGTAGAATCTTTATTATTAGCTGACTTACAAGAAGGTGGACATACGATTGAAAATGATTTAGCTGAAATAGTACGAGGCGGTAAAACGGACTATTCTCCCAATGCAATGTCAGAATCATTTAAATTAACAATTGGTAATGTGCCTGGAGATAAAGGAATTGAAGCAGTGAAACACGCTGTACAAACAGGTGGACAGTTGCGTATATGGCTTTATGAGCGTAATAAACGTGCAGACGGTAAACATCACGGAATGTTTGGTTATGTTGTTCCAGAATCATTTGAAATGTCGTTTGATGATGAAAGTGACAAAATCGAACTATCATTAAAAGTTAAATGGAATACAGCAGAAGGTGCTGAAGATAACTTGCCGAAAGAGTGGTTTGAAGCTGCAGGTGCGCCTACAGTTGAATACGAAAAATTCGGCGAAAAAGTCGGAACATTCGAGAATCAAAAGAAAGCTAGTGTTGTATCTGGTTCACACACGGAAGACCATTCTATGTAAACGAATAGATCAAGGGGGGCGTAAGCTCCCTATTTTTTTATAAAAAAATTGAAAAGAGGTATATATTTTGACTGAATTTAATCCAATTACAACATTAAAAATTAATGACGGAGAAAAAGATTACGAAGTAGAAGCAAAAGTAACATTTGCATTTGACCGAAAAGCTGAAAAATTCTCAGAAGATAGCGAAGATGGGAGAAAAGGAGCAATGCCAGGATTCAATGTTATCTTTAACGGTTTGCTAGAATCTAGAAACAAAGCGATTTTACAATTTTGGGAATGTGCTACTGCTTATTTAAAAAACCCACCAACTCGAGAACAATTAGAAAAAGCAATTGATGATTTCATCACTGAAAACGAGGATACTTTGCCGTTATTACAAGGGGCTTTGGACAAACTTAACAATAGTGGTTTTTTCAAGAGGGAGAGTCGCTCGTACTGGATGACATTGAACAAAGCACCGAATATGGCCAAAAGCGAGGACAAAGAAATGACGAAAGCAGGCATAGAAATGATGAAAGAGAATTACAAGGAAATCATGGGCGCAGAACCTTACACGATTACTCAAAAATAAGGCAACTGACAGCTAGATATTTAGGATATATCCCTGAACATGAATTGTTAGCGCTAACACCTGCTGAATGGCGTGATTGGCTTATTGGTGGTCAGGATAGGTACCTAGATCAAAGACAATTATTAATTGAACAAGCGCAAGCTAACGGCTTAGTACAAGCTTCTAAGAGGCTAACTAGTATGATTCGTGACATTGAGAAACAACGTTACGAAATAAGGGAGCCTGGTAGCTATGCTCGTGTACAAAAAGCTAGATTAGAAGAAGAAAAAAGAAGACGTGAACTCTTCAAAGAAGGTACAAGAAAATTCCTTGAATCGAAAGGAGGTTAGCCTTTGGATACTCATTTTATGGCAAAGATTATGGCCAATATTAGAGATTTTCAAAGCAATGTAAGGAAAGCTCAACGATTAGCAAAGACGGCTGTACCAAACGAAATTGAAACAGATGTAAAAGCAGATATTTCAAGATTCCAAAGAGCTTTACAACGCGCTAAAGCTATGGCGCAAAAATGGCGTGAACATAACGTTAAAATAGATGGTAATAATTCACCGTTAAAACGTGCAATTGCTAGTGCAAAAACGATGTTGGCCACGTTACACAACAAAACAATAAAAGTTAATTTCGATACGAGAGGTATGACAAAAACCCAAATTTTAACTAAGGCACTGAATCAGTCCTTAACTGATTATAGTGAGAAAATGGACGCGCTAGCTACTAAAATTCGTACATTTGGTACAATTTTTGCACAACAAGTTAAAGGCTTAATGATTGCTAGTATACAAGCATTGATACCAGTGATTGCCGGATTAGTACCTGCAATAATGGCAGTACTTAATGCGGTTGGTGTATTAGGTGGTGGCGTTTTAGGTTTAGTTGGCGCATTCTCTGTCGCAGGTCTTGGAGTTGTTGGCTTTGGTGCAATGGCTATTAGCGCTCTTAAAATGGTTGAAGATGGAACATTGGCAGTAACAAAAGAAGTTCAAAACTTTAGAGATGCGAGCGATCAGTTAAAAACTACATGGCGTGATATTGTTAAAGAGAATCAAGCAAGTATCTTTAATGCGATGTCAGCAGGATTAAGAGGTATTGCAAGCGCGTTAACTAAAATGAAACCTTTCTTGTCTGAGGTATCAATGTTAGTTGAAGCGAATGTGCGTAAGTTTGAAGAATGGGTCAAAACGTCTAACACTGCAAAAAAAGCGTTCGAGTCGTTGAATACCATCGGTGGGGCTATATTTGGTGATTTATTGAACGCTGCAGGACGATTTGGTGATGGATTAGTCAATATCTTTACTCAATTGATGCCGTTATTTAAATTCATGTCACAAGGTCTGCAAAACATGTCTATAGATTTCCAAAATTGGGCTAATAGTGTAGCAGGACAAAATGCGATACAAGCATTTATCGAGTACACTAAGATAAATCTACCCAAGATAGGTAAAATATTCGGAAACGTTTTTAAAGGTATTGGTAATTTAATGATTGCGTTCAGTCAAAACAGTTCTAATATTTTTGACTGGCTCGTCGAATTGACAAATAAGTTTAGAGAATGGTCTGAACAAGTAGGGCAATCTCAAGGTTTTAAAGATTTCATCAACTATGTTCAAGAGAATGGCCCAACTATTATGAAATTAATCGGTAACATTGTTAAAGCGTTAGTAGCGTTTGGTAAAGCAATGGCACCTATAGCTAGTAAATTACTAGATTTCATCACCAATCTAGCTGATTTTATCGGTAAGTTATTTGAAACTCATCCGGCAGTAGCTCTGGCTATGGGTATTTTAGGTATATTAGGCGGTGCATTCTGGGCTTTGATGGCTCCGATTGCAGCAGTGAGTAGTGTTTTAAGCAATGTGTTTGGTACAAGTTTATTAAGAATTATAAAGAAAATGTTAGATTTAACAGGGATACCGAAATTGTTATCTAAAGCTTTTGCGCCATTAGCTGGTGTGTTTACAAGTATTTCTTGGCCTGTATTACTAGTTATTGCAATTATAGCTGCGTTCATCGGTGTTGTCGTTTACTTATGGAAAACTAACGAGACTTTCAGAAAGAATATGACAAAAGCGTGGGAAGATATCAAAAGCGCTGTTTCTGAAGCGATTCAAGGCGTAATTGATTGGTTAAGTGAACTATGGGATAAAATACAGACCACAATAGAACCAATCAAACCGATATTAGAAGCGTTAGGTAAAGTTTTTATGACTGTGTTAGGCGTTTTAGTGATAGGTGTCATAGTAAACGTAATGAATGTCATTCAAGGATTATGGACAGTGATAAAAATAGCATTCGAAGCCATAGGAACAGTAATATCCGTAGCAGCCCAAATCATAGTAGGTTTGTTCACTGCTTTAATTCAGTTGCTTACTGGCGACTTCTCAGGTGCTTGGGAGACTATTAAAACTACGGTTACCAATGTACTTGATACGATTTGGCAATACATGCAATCAGTTTGGGAGTCAATTATCGGCTTTTTAACTGGCGTAATGAATCGAACGCTTTCTATGTTTGGTACAAGTTGGTCACAGATATGGAGTACAATCACTAATTTTGTTAGCAGTATTTGGAACACTGTTACAAGTTGGTTCAGTCGTGTTGCTTGGAGTGTAGCTGAAAAAATGGGACAAGCATTAAACTTTATTATCACAAAAGGTTCTGAATGGGTTTCTAACATTTGGAATACAGTTACAAGTTTCGCGAGTAAAGTAGCTGATGGGTTTAAAAGAGTTGTCTCAAATGTAGGTGACGGTATGAGTGATGCACTTGGTAAGATTAAAAGTTTCTTCAGTGATTTCTTAAATGCCGGAGCGGAATTAATCGGCAAAGTAGCTGAGGGTGTAGCCAATGCTGCGCACAAAGTAGTCAGCGCGGTAGGCGATGCGATTTCATCAGCTTGGGACTCTGTAACTTCATTCGTAAGTGGACACGGTGGAGGTAGTAGCTTAGGTAAAGGTTTAGCGGTATCGCAAGCAAAAGTAATTGCTACAGACTTTGGCAGTGCCTTTAATAAAGAGCTATCCTCTACTTTGACAGATAGTATAGTAGATCCTGTAAGTACTTCTATAGACAGACACATGACTAGCGATGTTCAACATAGCTTAAAAGAAAATAATAGACCTATTGTGAATGTAACGATTAGAAATGAGGGCGACCTTGATTTAATTAAATCACGCATTGATGACATGAACGCTATAGACGGAAGTTTCAACTTATTATAAGGGAGGTTTGTTAGTTGATAGCGCACGATATAGAAGTAATAAGGAATGGTTCGCAGTATCGCGTCAGTGACAATCCTTTCACTTATAATCACTTGGAAGTAGTTGAATATAACGTTACAGGCGCAGGATATCATCGTAACTATTCTGATATAGAGGGTATTGATGGTAGATTTCATAATTACGCTAAAGAAGAACTTAAAAAAGTAGAGCTTAAGATAAGGTATAAAGTACCTAAAATTGCTTATGCTTCACATTTAAAGTCAGACGTCCAAGCACTATTTGCTGGACGTTTTTATTTAAGGGAATTAGCTACACCAGACAATTCAATTAAGTATGAGCATATATTAGATATACCAAAAGACAAACAAGCATTTGAGCTTGATTATGTTGATGGACGACAACTTTTTGTAGGACTAGTAAGTGAAGTTTCTTTTGACACAACACAAACATCAGGGGAATTTTCTTTGTCGTTTGAAACAACCGAACTACCATACTTTGAAAGTGTCGGTTATAGTACTGATCTTGAAAGTAATAACGACCCTGAAAAATGGTCGGTACCTGATAGATTGCCTACAAACGAAGGTGATAAGAGGCGTCAAATGACATTTTACAACACTAACTCAGGAGAAGTTTATTATAACGGTGATGTTCCTTTAACACAGTTTAATCAGTTTAATGTTGTTGAAATAGAGTTAGCTGAAGATGTTAAAGCTAATGATAAGGAGGGGTTCACTTTCTATACAGATAAAGGAAATATCTCAGTTATTAAGGAAGTTGATTTAAAAGCCGGAGATAAAATAATCTTCGACGGTAAACATACCTATAGAGGTTATTTAAATATAGATTCTTTTAATAAAACTTTAGAACAACCGGTTTTATATCCAGGCTGGAATCGATTCAAGTCTAATAAAGTAATGAAACAAATTACATTTAGACACAAATTATATTTTAGATAAGGAGTAGCCTATGCCAATTTTATTAAAAAGTCTACAGGGTGTAGGGCACGCTATTAATGTTAGTACAAAGGTAAGTAAAAAGCTAAATGAAGATAGTTCTTTGGATCTAACTATTATCGAGAACGCGAGTACGTTTGACGCAATAGGTGCTATAACTAAAATGTGGACGATCACTCATGTTGAAGGTGAAGATGATTTCAACGAATATGTAATTGTCATACTTGATAAGTCTACTATTGGCGAAAAAATAAGGCTTGATATCAAAGCTAGGCAAAAAGAACTTGATGACCTTAACAATTCTAGGATTTACCAAGAGTATAACGAAAGTTTTACAGGCGTTGAGTTCTTCAATACTGTCTTTAAAGGAACGGGTTATAAGTATGTATTACATCCAAAAGTAGATGCATCTAAATTCGAGGGATTAGGCAAAGGAGATACACGATTAGAAATCTTTAAAAAAGGACTTGAGCGTTATCATCTCGAATATGAATACGATGCAAAGACTAAAACGTTTCATTTGTATGATGAATTATCTAAGTTTGCCAATTATTACATTAAAGCTGGTGTGAATGCTGATAACGTCAAAATACAAGAAGACGCATCTAAATGTTATACCTTTATTAAAGGTTATGGTGATTTTGATGGACAACAGACTTTTGCAGAAGCGGGACTACAAATTGAATTCACTCATCCATTAGCACAATTGATAGGTAAAAGAGAAGCGCCACCGCTTGTTGATGGACGTATTAAAAAAGAAGATAGTTTAAAAAAAGCAATGGAGCTAGTGATAAAGAAAAGTGTCACTGCTTCTATTTCCTTAGACTTTGTAGCGTTACGTGAACATTTCCCAGAAGCTAACCCTAAAATAGGTGATGTTGTTAGAGTGGTGGATTCTGCCATAGGATATAACGACTTAGTGAGAATAGTCGAAATCACTACACATAGAGATGCGTACAATAATATCACTAAGCAAGATGTAGTATTAGGAGACTTTACAAGGCGTAATCGTTATAACAAAGCAGTTCATGATGCTGCAAATTATGTTAAAAGCGTAAAATCTACAAAATCCGACCCATCTAAAGAACTAAAAGCATTAAACGCAAAAGTTAACGCAAGTTTATCTATAAATAATGAATTGGTTAAGCAGAATGAAAAAATAAACGCTAAAGTCGATAAGATGAATACTAAAACAGTTACAACTGCTAATGGTACGATCATGTACGACTTTACGAGTCAATCAAGTATAAGAAACATCAAATCAATTGGAACGATTGGCGACTCTGTAGCTAGAGGGTCGCACGCAAAAACTAATTTCACAGAAATGTTAGGCAAGAAATTGAAAGCCAAAACGACTAATCTTGCAAGAGGTGGCGCAACAATGGCAACAGTTCCAATAGGTAAAGAAGCGGTAGAAAACAGCATTTATAGGCAAGCAGAGCAAATAAGAGGCGACCTAATCATATTACAAGGCACAGATGATGACTGGTTACATGATTATTGGGCAGGCGTACCGATAGGCACTGATAAAACGGACACTAAAACGTTTTACGGTGCCTTTTGTTCTGCAATTGAAGTTATACGGAAGAATAATCCAGATTCAAAAATACTAGTGATGACAGCTACAAGACAATGCCCTATGAGTGGTACAACAATACGCCGTAAAGACACGGACAAAAACAAACTAGGGTTAACACTTGAGGACTATGTAAACGCTCAAATATTAGCTTGTAGTGAGTTAGATGTACCAGTGTTTGACGCATATCACACAGATTACTTTAAGCCATACAATCCAGCTTTTAGGAAAGCGAGCATGGAGGACGGCTTACACCCTAACGAAAAAGGTCACGAGGTTATTATGTACGAGTTAATCAAGGATTATTACAGTTTTTACGACTAAAGGAGGCAACCAATGGCTTACGGATTAATAACAAGTTTGCATTCTACCACTGGCGCAAAAGTAGTTGCTCAGCACGAGTACAACTATCGATTACTTGATAATGGAATGAGCAAACTTGAGAAAATGTTTATATATCATCAAAAAGAAGAAATATACGCACACTCAGCGAAACAAATTAAATACTTGAATGACAGTGTTGAAGATTATTTAACGTATTTAAATGGCCGTTTTAGCAACATGGTACTAGGTCATAACGGAGACGGTATCAACGAAGTAAAAGACGCGCGTGTTGATAATACTGGTTATGGTCATAAGACATTGCAAGATCGTTTGTATCATGATTATTCAACACTAGATGCTTTCACTAAAAAGGTTGAGAAAGCTGTAGATGAAAACTATAAAGAATATCGAGCTACAGAATACCGATTCGAACCAAAAGAGCAAGAACCGGAATTCATCACAGATTTATCGCCATATACTAACGCAGTAATGCAATCATTTTGGGTAGACCCTAGAACGAAAATTATTTATATGACGCAAGCTCGTCCAGGTAATCATTACATGTTATCTAGATTGAAGCCCAACGGACAATTTATTGATAGATTGCTTGTTAAAAACGGCGGTCACGGTACACACAATGCGTATAGATACATTGATGGAGAATTATGGATTTATTCAGCTGTATTGGACAGTAACAAAAACAACAAGTTTGTACGTTTCCAATATAGAACTGGAGAAATAACTTATGGTAATGAAATGCAAGATGTCATGCCGAATATATTTAACAACAGATATACGTCAGCGATTTATAATCCTATAGAAAATTTAATGATTTTCAGACGTGAATATAAAGCTTCTGAAAGACAACTTAAGAATTCGTTGAACTTTGTTGAGGTTAGAAGTGCTGACGATATTGATAAAGGTATAGACAAAGTATTGTATCAAATGGATATACCTATGGAATACACTTCAGATACACAACCTATGCAAGGTATCACTTATGATGCAGGTATCTTATATTGGTACACTGGTGATTCAAAACCAGCGAACCCTAACTACTTACAAGGCTTCGATATCAAAACAAAAGAGTTATTATTTAAACGTCGTATCGATATAGGCGGTGTGAATAACAACTTTAAAGGAGATTTCCAAGAGGCTGAAGGTCTAGATATGTATTACGATCTAGAAACAGGACGTAAAGCACTTTTAATCGGGGTAACTATTGGACCTGGTAACAACAGACATCATTCAATTTATTCTATCGGTCAAAGAGGTGTAAACCAATTCTTGAAAAACATCGCACCTCAAGTATCTATGACTGATTCAGGCGGACGTGTTAAACCGTTACCAATACAGAACCCAGCATATCTAAGTGATATTACGGAAGTTGGTCATTACTATATCTATACGCAAGACACACAAAATGCGTTAGATTTCCCGTTACCGAAAGCGTTTAGAGATGCAGGTTGGTTCTTTGATGTACTGCCTGGACACTATAATGGTGCTCTAAGACAAGTACTTACCAGAAACAGCACAGGTAGAAATATGCTTAAATTCGAACGTGTCATTGACATTTTCAATAAGAAAAACAACGGAGCATGGAATTTCTGTCCGCAAAACGCCGGTTATTGGGAACATATCCCTAAGAATATTACAAAATTATCAGATTTAAAAATCGTTGGTTTAGATTTCTATATCACTACTGAAGAATCAAAACGTTTTTCTGACTTCCCTAAAGATTACAAAGGTATTGCAGGCTGGGTGTTAGAAGTAAAATCAAATACACCGGGTAACACAACACAAGTGCTAAGACGTAATAACTTTGCTTCTGCTCACCAGTTTTTCGTTAGAAACTTTGGTACTGGTGGTAATAGTGGTTGGAGCATAATAGAAGGTAAGGAGGTTGAATAATGGTAGTAGATAATTTTTCGAAAGACGATAACTTAATCGAGTTACAAACAACATCACAATATAATCCAATTATTGACACAAACATCAGTTTCTATGAATCAGATAGAGGAACTGGTGTTTTAAATTTTGCAGTAACTAAGAATAACAAGCCGTTATCAATCAGTAAACATAATGCGATGACTAGTATTGTGCTTAAGACGGATAACTTTGACGATGAACACGGTGCTTATATTAGTGATGAACTTACAATTGTTGATGCAATTAACGGACGAATGCAATACGTTATCCCAAACGAGTTCTTAAAATACACTGGACGCATACATGCACAAGCTTATTTTACTCAAAACGGTAGCAATAACGTAATTGTAGAGCGTCAATTTAGCTTCAATATCGAGAATGATTTAATTAGTAATTTTGACGGTAAAACAAAGCTAGTTTATATCAAGTCAATTCAGGACTTAACAGAAAGTGTTAAAGAAGAAGTTGAGGACTTAAAGAAAAGTTTAAGTGATACAAAATCGTTGGTTACTGAAATTGATAGTCGTATTAATCAAGGTATTCAAAGATTAGAAATCAAACAAAATGAAGCGGTACAGATGATTACAACAACACAAGATAAAGCCGTTCAATATATAAATAGCGAGTTCCAGAAAATTGTTGATAAAGAGCAAGCGATTTTTGAACGTGTTAACGAAGTTGAACAACAAATCAATGGCGCTGACCTTGTTAAAGGTAATTCAACAACAAATTGGCAAAAGTCTAAACTTACTGATGATTGCGGTAAAGCAATTGAATCGTCTGAGCAGTCCATAGATAGCGTTTTAAGCACAGTTAACACATCTAGGATTATTCATATTACTAACGCAACAGATGCGCCAGAAAAGGCGGATATAGGCACCTTAGAGAAGCCCGGACAAGATGGTGTTGATGACGGTTCTTCGTTCGATGAATCAACTTATACATCAAGCAAATCTGGTGTGTTAGTTGTTTATGTTGTTGATAATAATACTGCTCGTGCAACATGGTACCCAGACGATTCAAACGATGAGTACACAAAATACAAAATCTACGGCACATGGTACCCGTTTTATAAAAAGAATGATGGAAACTTAACTAAGCAATTTGTTGAAGAAACGTCTAACAACGCTTTAAATCAAGCTAAGCAGTATGTAGATGATAAATTCGGAACAACGAGCTGGCAACAACATAAGATGACAGAGGCGAATGGTCAATCAATTCAAGTTAACTTAAATAATGCGCAAGGCGATTTGGGATATTTAACTGCTGGTAATTACTATGCAACAAGAGTGCCGGATTTACCAGGTAGCGTTGAAAGTTATGAGGGTTATTTATCGGTATTCGTTAAAGATGATACAAACAAGCTATTTAACTTCACACCTTATAACTCTAAAAAGATTTACACACGATCAATCACAAACGGAAGACTTGAGCAACAGTGGACAGTTCCTAATGAACATAAGTCAACGGTATTGTTCGACGGTGGAGCAAATGGTGTAGGTACAACAATCAATCTAACTGAACCGTACACAAACTATTCTATTTTGTTGGTAAGTGGAACTTATCCAGGTGGCGTTATTGAGGGATTCGGACTAACCGCATTACCTAACGCGATTCAATTGAGTAAAGCGAATGTAGTTGACTCAGACGGCAACGGTGGCGGTATTTATGAGTGCTTACTATCCAAAACAAGTAGCACTACTTTAAGAATAGATAACGATGTGTACTTTGATTTAGGTAAAACATCAGGTTCTGGAGCGAATGCAAACAGAGTTACGATAAATAAAATTGTGGGGTGGAAATAATGAAAATCACAGTAAACGATAAAAACGAAGTTATCGGATACGTTAATACTGGCGGATTACGCAATAGTTTAGATGTAGATGATAACAATGTGCCTATTAAATTTAAAGAAGAGTTCGAACCTAGAAAGTTTGTTTTCACTAACGGCGAAATTAAATACAATAGCAATTTCGAAAAAGAAGACGTACCGAATGCATCAAAACAACAAAGTGAATCAGATTTGAGTGATGAAGAACTTCGCGGAATGGTTGCAAGTATGCAAATGCAGATGACGCAAGTGAACATGTTGACAATGCAATTGACGCAACAAAACGCTATGTTAACACAACAGTTGACCGAACTGAAAACTAACAAAACAAATACTGAGGGGGACGTTTAAATGATGAAGATGATTTATCCAACTTTTAAAGACATTAAAACTTTTTATGTGTGGGGTTGCTATAAAAATGAGCAAATTAAGTGGTACGTAGACATGGGTGTAATCGACAAAGAAGAATATGCATTGATCACTGGAGAAAAATATCCAGAAACAAAAGATGAAAAGTCACAGGTGTAATGCTTGTGGCTTTTTAATTTAACCAAAAGTAGGTGGCGTAATGTTTGGTTTTACCAAACGACATGAACAAGATTGGCGTTTAACGCGATTAGAAGAAAATGATAAGACTATGTTTGAAAAATTCGACAGAATAGAAGATAGTCTTAGAGCGCAAGAAAAGATTTATGACAAATTAGATAGAAATTTTGAAGAATTAAAGCGCGACAAGGTAGAAGATGAAAAGAATAAAGAAAAGAATGCCAAGAATATTAGAGACATAAAAATGTGGATTCTCGGTTTGGTAGGGACTATCTTCAGTACGATTGTCATAGCTTTACTAAGAACTATTTTTGGTATTTAAAGGAGGTGATTGCCATGCTTAAAGGGATTTTAGGATATAGCTTCTGGGCGTGCTTCTGGTTTGGTAAATGTAAATAACAGTTAAGAGTCAGTGCTTCGGCACTGGCTTTTTATTTTGATTGAAATGAGGTGCATACATGGGATTACCTAATCCAAAGACTAGAAAGCCTACAGCTAGTGAAGTGGTGGAGTGGGCAAAGTCGAATATTGGTAAGAGGATTAATATAGATAATTATCGGGGCAGTCAATGTTGGGATACACCTAACTTTATTTTTAAAAGATATTGGGGTTTTGTAACGTGGGGCAATGCTAAGGATATGGCTAATTACAGATATCCTAAGGGTTTCCGATTCTATCGTTATTCATCTGGATTTGTACCGGAACCTGGAGACATCGCAGTTTGGCACCCTGGCAACGGAATAGGTTCGGACGGACACACCGCAATAGTAGTAGGACCATCTAATAAAAGTTATTTTTATAGCGTTGACCAAAACTGGGTTAATTCTAATAGTTGGACAGGTTCTCCGGGAAGTTTAGTAAGACACCCTTATGTAAGTGTTACAGGCTTTGTCAGACCTCCATATTCAAAAGATACTAGCAAACCTAGTAGTACTGATACAAGTTCAGCATCAAAAGCCAATGACTCAACAATTACTGGCGAAGCGAAGAAACCGCAATTTAAAGAAGTTAAAACAGTAAAATACACTGCTTACAGCAATGTTTTAGATAAAGAAGAGCATTTCATTGATCATATAGTTGTAATGGGTGATGAACGCTCAGATATTCAAGGATTATATATAAAAGAATCAATGCATATGCGTTCTGTAGACGAACTGTATACGCAAAGAAATAAGTTTATAAGCGATTATGAAATACCGCATTTATATGTCGATAGAGAGGCTACATGGCTTGCTAGACCAACCAATTTTGATGACCCGCGTCACCCTAATTGGTTGGTTATTGAAGTATGTGGTGGTCAAACAGATAGTAAGCGTCAATTCTTAATGAACCAAATACAAGCTTTAATACGGGGTGTATGGTTGTTGTCAGGAACAGATAAAGAATTATCTGAAACGACGTTAAAGGTAGACCCTAATATTTGGCGTAGTATGAAAGATTTAATTAATTACGACTTGATTAAGCAAGGTATACCGGATGACGCAAAGTATGAGCAAGTCAAAAAGAAAATGCTTGAGACGTACATCAAACGAGATATATTGAAACGAGAAAATATTAAAGAAGTAACTACAAAAACAACAATAAGAATTAGTGATAAAACATCGGTTGACAGTGCGTCAACAAGAGGACCCACTGCATCAGACGAAAAACCAAGCATCGTTACTGAAAAAAGTCCGTTCACGTTCCAGCAAGCACTGGATAGACAAATGTCTAGGGGTAACCCGAAAAAATCTCATACATGGGGCTGGGCTAATGCAACACGAGCACAAACGAGCTCAGCAATGAATGTTAAGCGAATATGGGAAAGTAACACACAATGCTATCAAATGCTTAATTTAGGCAAGTATCAAGGCGTTTCAGTTAGTGCGCTTAATAAGATACTCAAAGGGAAAGGAACGCTAGACGGACAAGGCAAAGCATTTGCAGAAGCCTGTAAGAAAAACAACATTAACGAAATCTATTTGATCGCGCACGCTTTCTTAGAAAGTGGATACGGAACAAGTAACTTCGCTAGTGGTAGATACGGTGCATATAATTACTTCGGTATTGGTGCATTCGACAACGACCCTGATTATGCAATGAAATTTGCTAAGAATAAAGGTTGGACATCTCCAGCAAAAGCAATCATGGGCGGTGCTAGCTTCGTAAGAAAGGATTACATCAACAAAGGGCAGAATACACTGTACAGAATCAGATGGAATCCTAAGAATCCAGCTACGCACCAATACGCTACTGCTATAGAGTGGTGCCAACATCAAGCTAGTACAATCGCTAAGCTATATAAACAAATCGGCTTAAAAGGTATCTACTTTATAAGAGATAAATATAAATAAAGAGGTGTATAAATGTACAAAATAAAAGATGTTGAAACGAGAATAAAAAATGATGGTGTTGACTTAGGTGACATCGGCTGTCGATTTTACACTGAAGATGAAAATACAGCATCTATAAGAATAGGTATCAATGACGAACAAGGTCGTATCGATCTAAAAGCGTATGGCTTAACACCTAGATTGCATTTGTTTATGGAAGATGGCTCTATATTCAAAAATGAGCCCCTTATTATCGACGATGTTGTAAAAGGGTTCCTTACCTACAAGATACCTAAAAAGGTTATCAAACACGCTGGTTATGTACGTTGTAAGCTGTTTTTAGAGAAAAAAGAACAAAAAATACATGTCGCGAACTTTTCTTTCAATATCATTGATAGTGGTATTGAATCTGCTGTAGCAAAAGAAATCGATGTTAAATTGGTAGATGATGCTATTACGAGAATCTTAAAAGATAACGCGACAGATTTATTGAGCAAAGACTTTAAAGAGAAAATAGATAAAGATGTCATTTCTTACATCGAAAAGAATGAAAGTAGATTTAAAGGTGCGAAAGGTGATAAAGGCGAACCGGGACAACCTGGTGCAAAAGGTGAAGCAGGTAAAAAAGGAGAACAAGGCGCACCCGGTAAAAACGGTACTGTAGTATCAATCAATCCTGACACTAAAATGTGGCAAATTGATGGTAAAGATACAGATATCAAAGCAGAACCTGAGTTATTGGATAAAATCAATATCGCAAATGTTGAAGGGTTAGAAGATAAATTGCAAGAAGTTGAAAAAATCAAAGATACAACTCTCAACGACTCTAAAACGTATACGGATTCAAAAATTGCTGAACTAGTTGATAGCGCGCCTGAATCTATGAATACATTAAGAGAATTAGCAGAAGCAATACAAAACAACTCTATTTCAGAAAGTGTATTGCAACAGATTGGCTCAAAAGTTAGTACAGAAGATTTTGAGAGATTCAAGCAATCATTAAACAGTTTGTATGCAGATAAAAATCATAGTCATACAATCAAACAGATTGAAGGATTAGAAAATGCTTTATCAAAAAAATCAGACATAAATCACAGTCATGATGAACGTTATCTTTTATCATCAAATGCTTTTACAAAAGAGGAAGCAGATAAACTTTATCAACCTATCGGTTCTTCGCAGCCGTCACTGAATATTTGGACAGGCAGTGAAACAGAATATAATTATTTGTATCAAAAAGACCCTAATACACTTTACTTAATTAAGGGGTGATTTTTATGGAAGGTAATTTTAAAAATGTAAAGAAGTTTATTTACGAAGGTGAAGAATATACAAAAGTATATGCTGGAAATATCCAAGTATGGAAAAAGCCTTCATCTTTTGTAATAAAACCCTTACCTAAAAATAAATATCCGGATAGCATAGAAGAATCAACAGCAAAATGGACAATAAATGGAGTTGAACCTAATAAAAGTTATCAGGTGACAATAGAAAATGTACGTAGCGGTATAATGAGGGTTTCGCAAACTAATTTAGGTTCAAGTGATTTAGGAATATCAGGAGTCAATAGCGGAGTTGCAAGTAAAAATATCAACTTTAGTAATCCTTCAGGGATGTTGTATGTCACTATAAGTGATGTTTATTCAGGATCTCCGACATTGACCATTGAATAATTTTAAACGACTAATTTTTTAGTCGTTTTTTATTTTGGATAAAAGGAGCAAACAAATGGATATTAACTGGAAATTGAGATTTAAAAATAAAGCAGTATTAACAGGTTTAGTTGGTGCATTGTTGTTATTTATCAAACAAATCACAGATTTATTCGGATTCGATTTATCAACTCAATTAAATCAAGCCAGCGCGATTATAGGTGCTATCCTCACGCTACTTACAGGTATTGGTGTTATTACTGACCCAACGTCAAAAGGTGTTGCTGATTCATCTATAGCACAGACATATCAAGCGCCTAGAGATAGTAGCAAAGAAGAACAACAAGTCACTTGGAAAACTTCACAAGATACTAGCTTAACACCGGAATTAAGTACAAAAGCACCGAAAGAGTATGACACATCACAACCATTTACAGACACCTCTAATGAAATCGGTTTTGACGTGAACGAGTATCATCACGGAGGTGGCGACAATGCAAGCAAAATTGACTAAAAAAGAGTTTATAGAGTGGTTGAAAACTTCTGAGGGAAAACAATTTAATATCGACTTTTGGTATGCATTTCAATGCTTTGATTATGCTAATGCTGGTTGGAAAGCTTTGTTTGGATTACTCCTAAAAGGTGTAGGCGCAAAAGATATTCCATTCGCCAACAATTTTGACGGACTAGCTACTGTATACCAAAACACACCAGACTTCTTAGCACAACCTGGCGACGTGGTTGTATTCGGTAGTAACTACGGTGCTGGATATGGTCACGTTGCATGGGTTATCGAAGCAACTTTAGATTATATCATTGTATATGAGCAGAATTGGCTCGGCGGTGGTTGGACTGACGGAATTGAACAACCCGGCTGGGGTTGGGAAAAAGTTACAAGACGCCAACACGCTTACGACTTCCCTATGTGGTTTATCCGTCCTAACTTCAAAAGCGAAACAGCTCCACGATCAGTTCAGTCTCCTACACAAGCACCTAAAAAAGAAACAGCTAAACCACAACCTAAAGCGATTGAACTTAAAATCATCAAAGATGTAGTTAAAGGTTACGACCTACCTAAACGTGGTGGTAATCCTAAAGGTATAGTCATTCATAACGACGCAGGAAGCAAAGGAGCGACAGCAGAAGCTTATCGCAACGGATTAGTTAACGCACCTTTATCGAGATTAGAAGCAGGTATTGCACATAGTTATGTATCAGGTAACACAGTGTGGCAAGCCTTAGATGAATCACAAGTCGGTTGGCATACTGCTAACCAAGTAGGCAATAAATATTATTACGGTATTGAAGTGTGTCAATCAATGGGCGCAGATAACGCGACATTCTTAAAAAATGAACAGGCAACTTTCCAAGAATGCGCTAGATTGTTGAAAAAATGGGGATTACCAGCAAACAGAAATACAATCAGATTGCACAATGAATTTACTTCAACATCATGCCCTCATAGAAGTTCGGTTTTACACACTGGTTTTGACCCAGTAACTCGCGGTCTATTGCCAGAAGACAAGCGGTTGCAACTTAAAGACTACTTTATCAAGCAGATTAGGGCGTACATGGATGGTAAAATACCGGTTGCCACTGTCTCTAATGAGTCAAGCGCTTCAAGTAATACAGTTAAACCAGTTGCAAGTGCATGGAAACGTAATAAATATGGTACTTACTACATGGAAGAAAGTGCTAGATTCACAAACGGTAATCAACCAATCACTGTAAGAAAAATAGGACCATTCTTATCATGCCCGGTAGCTTACCAATTCCAACCTGGTGGATATTGTGATTATACAGAAGTGATGTTACAAGATTGTCATGTTTGGGTAGGATATACATGGGAGGGGCAACGTTATTACTTGCCTATTAGAACATGGAATGGTTCTGCCCCACCTAATCAGATATTAGGTGACTTATGGGGAGAAATCAGTTAGAATGACATAGTCATGTCTATTTAAGCAGGTGCGTTACACACCTGCTTTCTATTTACATTTAAAGATAAAATGTGCTATTATTTTACTAGAACTTTTTAACATTTCTCTCAAGATTTAAATGTAGATAACAGGCAGGTACTACGGTACTTGCCCATTTTTTATGCAAATTTAAAAAAACACTTGCTTAATAAACAATTGTTTAGTATAATTATATTTGTAGGTTAGTTGATGACTTACAAATTATGTGTAAGGAGGTGAAAAGCCTCATGCTAGACATAATAAAAACACTTCTAGAACATCAAGTATTGGCAGTACTGATAATTCCAGAAGTGTTAAAACAACTTAGAGAATGGCATCTCGGCTACCTAGACCGAAAGCCAAACAACAAAGATTAACATTATGCTTGGAGCCTGATGGCTCCTCCTTACACTTATATAATATAATATTATTTGGAGGTTTTCAATTATGACAGAACAAATGTATTTATTATTGTTTTTATTAAGCCTACCATTGTTATTATTTATCGGGAGAAAAACACATTTTTATTGTTTAGATAAAAAGAATGGACGTAGATAATATGAGTGATTATAAATTAAAAATAATTGAATTGATCAAAAGTGATATAACAGGTTACAAAATTCACAAACAAACTGGCGTAGCGCAATATGTAATTTCACAATTAAGGCAAGGAAAGCGCGAAGTAGATAATTTAACTTTAAATACAACTGAAAAACTATACAGTTACGCACGACAAGTGTTATAATATAAATGTGAAATGGTCATTCTTGAAATGACTCGGTCGCTACTGGCACAGACCGTTTAAAGTGTCACCACAACATGAACTGAGAATTCATATGACGTTGCTGACGAGCGACAAAGCTCTGTGTTCCTGGATGGGAGTAAGTTTGTGTGGTGGTGCATAACAAGTCGCTGAAATATTCGCGACATAATAAAGCATATTATCGGTTTTATTAAGTGCTAAAGGCACATCTTAACCACCCATACTAGTTACTGGGTGGTTACTTTTGTTCGCCATTATGTTCTCTCTAGAAAAAGTAAAAGCTGTATTATAAAATTAATTAAAAAAAGAAAAGGTAGCATGGTTATGGGAGAAAAGTTTCTATACATAGATGATTCAGGGCAATTAAGCGATAATGGGACACATGAGTATTTTATATATTCTGGTGTTTTTATTGAGAACAAAAATATAATTAACGAATTAAAAAGAAGAGTAAATGGATTAGCTAAAGTAAATAAAATTAAGGGTGAGTTTAAAGGTTCTGAATTAGGTGGACGGCATCGAAGAAAATTACTTAAAATTATTGATGATACCGACGGTGTTCATACTTTTTTTGTTGTTGAAAAAACAAGTTTGTTAACACGAGTTGATTTTGAGAATCCTCAGAAAGTAAGATATCACAAAAATTATCTGATTAGAAGATTGATTGAAGAGATTATAGAACAAAGTTTAGTATCTGATTCAGATTTTCTTTATACGTATATCGACAATGAAGCATCAAATGACACTAACCAAGCAGAGCATCTTAACAATCATTTGAATGAATATTGGAAATTAAGTAGCAGAGGTTTATATTACAAACACTCCGTTTATGGTCAATTTATTCCTCGCTGTGATGTTAATATTAAAGTTAAATATTTGGATTCCAAGCATGAGAGAATGATACAGCTAGCTGATATTTTAGCAAATTCAAAATATAAAAGATTTAGTAATAAAAAGGGGTGCCATTCTGAGCTAATACATCCTAAGAGATGTTTAAAGCTACCTGAAATATTTTTTAGCCCCAAAAATGATGTTTACAATAGCTAAAAACGTGGTATAATTTAGTAACAGCATAGACTGTCTATAGCAAGGTTACCGAAGAGATTCTAAACGTATTTATAAATACGTGGCCCTTGCTAGATAACCGCATCTTAACTGATGCGGTTATTTTTATACCCACACAACCAACAAAACCACACCACCTATTAATTTAGGAGTGTGGTTGTTTTAATATGTGAAGCTAAAATAACTACAAATGATACCATTTTTGATACCAAAAAATAATAACCTCAAAATTTCAAGAGAAATAACTTTACTTTAAATCGCATTAAATCAACGTTTCTATAAAAATAAGTCCTTAAAAATTAGTTTTTTCAATCGAAATGGAAGGTAGTATTGGATAGCTTTAAACTACGTTGTTAAGCTATTCTTAACTGTCGAAAACGGTTATTGATACCATTTTGATACTGAATATAACAAAAAGCCACATTACTGTGGCTTTTTTGTTTTATAACTAAATCGGATTGATAGATAAGCTTTGTACTTATTTATATCAGTCCGATTTTTTGATTGGTGTAAAAAATAATCATTGGTGGAGGATAAAGCGACAACACAAATACAACATGATTGTGGCATTAGAGTGCTGGTCTTTATTAAATTAATTGAAAACTACACCAAATATTTTTTAAAGATGATTCGATAATAGTTCGATTAAGTTTCAATGTATAAGTAAGTTAAAATAAGAAAACTATTAATAATATTAAGTTCACTACAGATGTTGCTAATGGACCGTAAGTTTTAAAGCCATCTTTACTTTTATAACCAACAATCGCATCTAAAAATTGAACTAAAATCATTGCAATGGATATAGTTATCAAAAATATAGCACTATGAATGACTAAAGAAAAAATAGCTAATAAAAATAAAGGTAAGCTTCGACTAAGTGCATAATATGCATTTATATTATGGCTAGATGCACATGCTTGAATTGAATAACCTAAACTTACACTGGCACTAATGATTGTAAATATTGCTAAAACAAAATACAT